GAACGTGGATGGGGGTTCAACCAATGGGGCGGTGCACCTGCCACTGTTGTATACCTCGGTGCTGTCTGGGGTGCTCGCGGATGGGGGGAAGAAGCATGGGGTGATAACGGCATCTCAACAGTTGGTACCGGCGCTATTGGGTCGGTTGTTGTAAGCTACAGCAGTATAGCTTACCCAACAGGAGTACAAGGTACAGGTGCAGTAGGCACTGTTGTAACAAGTTACAGTAACCTCACTATTCCAACAGGGGTAGAAGGTACAGGGGTAGTAGGAAACCCATCAATAGTACCCACTTTTGCTATTACTGGTGTACAGGGCGTAGGGCAAATAAACAGTGTTAGTACTAACACCAGCGATTCAATTGTACCCAACGGAGTAGTAGGCACCGGCGCAATAGGTACCACTACTTTTAGTGCAGGTACCGAGATTACTGCCCCCGGAGTAGTAGGTACAGGGGCAATAGGCACAGTCACCCCGGCCTACGACTGGATTGTTTACCCCACAGGAGTGGCTGGAACTGGAGCTGTACAAGCGGTAACCCCTACAGTTATATTTAGGGTAGTTGGGGTGGTAGGAACAGGTGCAGTAGGCACGGTAACAAACACAAGAAGCGCGAATATTTTCCCTGTAGGGGTCGTTGGAACAGGCGCAATAGGGACCATCATAAGAGGTGGTTGGACTACAATAGACGATTCGCAAACCCCTAACTGGGTAGACATTAACGTAGCAGCATAGGAAACAATCATGGCAACTTATGTAAATAACTTAAGACTTAAAGAAATTACCACAGGTGATGAGGACGGTACTTGGGGCACTAGCACCAACACCAACCTTGAGCTAGTCACGGACGGTTTTAGCTACGGCACAAAGCAGATGGCTGCTGATGCTAACGAAACCTTCACTATGCCTGACGCTACGGCTGACGCTACTCGCGGGTTCTATTTAAAAATTACTTCAGCGGTGTCGCTAACAGGTACTCGTGAAGTAACACTCGGCCCAAATACAGTATCTAAAGTGTGGCTGATTGAGAACGCCACTACGGGCAGCCAAATTATTACGATCAAACAGGGTGCAGGCGCTACAATTAATATTGTCAAAGGCTCTAAGGTCATGCTTGTCACAGACGGCTTAGGTGCAGGTGCGGCGGTAATTAACGCTAATCCAACAGAAGTCGGCGGATCGGTTACCTCTGTGGGGGTATCTGGCGGAACTACAGGCCTTACTACTTCGGGCGGCCCTATTACAGGCTCTGGCACGATTACGGTTGCGGGTACTCTTGCGGTAGCCAATGGTGGTACAGCACTCACGGCTTTGGGAACGGCAGGACAAGTGCTTGCGGTTAATGCTGGAGCTACCGCTTTAGAATATACAAGTGATGCTGGGGGAGATGTTACGCTTAATGGCGTACAGACCCTAACTAACAAGACGTTAACTTCTCCTGTTTTAGGTGGAATAACCACTACAGCGTCAGGTAATTTAATCGTAGACCCAGCGACTCAGATAGTTGAAGTAAAAGGCAATGGGTCTAGCGTAGAAGGGCAGATTCAACTTAACTGCCACGACAACAGTCACGGACAAACCCTCAAAGCGCAGCCCCACAGCGCAAGCGTCACCAATACAATGCTGCTTCCAGTGGGAGCTAGTTCAACGCTCGTCAGTCTAGTATCTACCGACACACTTACTAATAAGACGTTGGCTGCTACTACTTTATCGGGGCAGCTTACTGGCGCGGATCAAACTGTTTCTGCGGTTAATCTTAAAGATTACGGCGAAGTGACAAATGCAATTGGCAGTATTGGCGGCGGCACTCAGGACATTGATTTAGTGGCGGGAAATTCCGTTAGTGGAACAGTAGATACAGGCACAACAACTTTTACTTTTTCCAACCCAACGGCTTCTGATGAATTGTGCGGCTTCACTCTGACTCTCACCAATGGCGGATCGCAGACCGTGAACTGGCCGGCCTCGGTTGATTGGGCGGCAGCGACAGCTCCTACTTTAACTGCTGCTGGCGTGGATGTACTTGTTTTCTACACCATCGATGGCGGCACGACTTGGTACGGATTTCTTTCCGGCGCGGCAATGGCTTAGGGCTTAAAAAATGACAAATATTAGGAGAGCATTAGAGGCTGCGGCGGGTGTTAGCACGGGTGAAGCTACACCCCAAGCTACTGATTTCGATGGGCAAACGAATTACCTCGAAAGAACTACGCAGTTCAGTAACGTATCAGACTCAAACACTTTTACTCTTTCGTTCTGGATATGGCCCAGTCCCATGTGGGCAACTGCGCTTGAGGGCGGCACAAGTCAGGCGTTTTATTGGGAAGGTACTGCAACTACTACCACTCGAAATCAATACAAATACCAAGCCTCCGCAAGTTACGGTAGAGTTTTTATTGGGTTACAGGACACAGGAGGCAACTGGTTTGCCGTTTATATTCAAGTTCCTTACTCCACTTGGACAAATGTTTTATTGTCGGTCGATCTGTCAAGTTCTTCTACTCGTCACGTTTATCTAAATGACGTTGATGTTTCGACTAATACAGATATTGTCGATTGGGATACATACAGTGATATTACTATTGATTTTACTGTCCCTTATGCCCGGTTTGGTAAATTACATTCCACACAACAATTTTTTCAGGGAAGGCTTTCTAATTTTTTCCTAGACATGACTTACCGTGATCTGAGTTCATCAGTTAACCGCCGTCATTTCATTGACGCTGACGGTTTTCCTGCCGACCCATCTAGTCTTTCTCCGCCCATATATTTCCCAATGACGGATTACAGTACAGTAGGCACGAATTCTGGAACTGGTGGGAACATGACAGAGTATGGAAACTTCGCTCAGTCAGTGCGCGGCCCGAACCAAGTTAATTGTATGGCTTCTAATCTGGCGGCGGCGGATAAGATGTTGGACGCAAGCTGGGATGCTACGGCTTCTAGTGTGGTTACAGCGTCTTTTATTTATAGCGCCAATGCCGGAACTGGAGAAACTCAAATCATCCACCAGCCGAGTGGTGGTTATTGGGACGTTAAACAAGAAGGAGGTGGTGCGACACTAAGTCTTAGTTTTGGTTCAGGAGCAGGGCAGGCCACTATTAAGGTTCCTGCCAGCAACTTGGCTACATATCATGTAGCGTTGAGTTTCAACACTGGCTCTGAGGCCGCAAGCACGGCTTGGATTAATGGGGTAAATGTCACCTCCACAGCGACGAGCACCACCTTTATCGGAGGTAATATTAATTTTAGCGGGTGGCCTAAATTTGAAATGTCTAACGGTAGTAACGTACTCACTGTGGGCGAGGTATGGCTTGAGAAAGTGTACCGTGACCTCGCGTCAGACAACATTTTCTGGGACAGCGATAATAATCGCCCTTTTACCGTGGCACAGGTAATGGAAAATGAAAGCATAACACCTTTAAACGCCCTGCCCGTTTATGCACCGAACCCCGGTCAGAATGACGGCTCTGAAATTAATGTGCCGACTATTTCCAGTTTGCCTTGGCAAGGTGCATTAAGTATGTCGGAGTATCAGGGGCGCACGATCTATAACCAAACAACCGACAGCACCAAGCGTCCTATTCAGCGTTATGGTTCAGCATTAACTGGGGTCAGTGATGGCAAAACATGGTCTATGGCTTTTTCGTGTAATCAAGATTTATCATCCTCTGATAAATTTGTTTTAGCGATAGGGCCGCAGTATGGAGAGAGATTAGAAGTTACTATAAGCAGTACGCAGCTTGCAGTGTTCGGTAGAAATTCTTCAGGGGGTAATGTTCTTCATCTTGAATATAATGCAACTTTTCCAGTTAACGGAACTAAGTGGTACAACTTTTTGATATGTGTAGACACGGCGAGTTCTTCAAACTGCAAACTTTATGTCAATGGGATTGTTCAGTCGTGGACAGTAAATACGATAACTAATGCCGATATGAATTTAAGCAATGCTACGGGTACTTGTTTGGGTGGACAGATCGAAAGCAATGTTCTTTCATCAGCTCCGTTTAAAGGGCATTACGGCAATGTATTCTGGACAACTGAGTATATTAATTTTGGGGTAGAGGCGAATCGCAGAAAATTTTATAGCCCTTTACAGTTACCTGTTGATTGTGGATCAGACGGAACAACTCCTACTGGAACAGCCCCAGCAATTTATATGAGAAATGATATTAATGCTTATGGCACAAATGCTGGTACTGGCGGAGATTTTGATACTAATGGAGCCAATGACATTATTGAAGGTCGTCTAATTGGATACTATCCACTCACTTAATTTTGGAGATTTAAAAATGTCAGACTATGTATTGTTAGATGATGGCGGGGATATACAGACCTATCCCTACTCAACAGCTCTTTTAAAAAAAGATAATCCTAATACTTCTTTCCCTGCTTCACTCACAGATGCAATGACGGAAGAGTGGGACGTTTATCCTGTAAATATCACTACTGAGACTTTGGGGGCAGATCAAAAACGCAGCTATGCTACTACGCCTTCTTTGGTAGACGGAAATTGGGTGTTAGCTCATACCGCTGCTGATATGTCGGCAGAAGAGATTGAGGCAAGGGATGACGTTGTCGCTTATGGGGTACGAGAGGTTCGTGATTCTAAGCTGACAGCTTGTGATTGGCATGGCCTAAGCGACACGGTGATGAGCGAAGAAATGACTGTGTACCGACAAAGTCTCAGAGATATTCCAGCTCAAGCAGGATTCCCTAATACGATCACTTGGCCCGATAGTCCGTAAGCGATGACTAAAGAAGAGATGGCTAATCTGATAGAGCAGTCTGCCGAGCTTGGTGCTAAAAAAGCCCTGAGGGACATAGGGTTCAGCGATGATGACGCTTTGCTGACTGATGTATCCGAGCTTCGATCACTGTTAGATTCGTGGCGCTCCGCAAAACGAACCGTGGGTAAAACCATCGTCCAAGCGTTAACTACGCTGTTCCTAGCCGCACTAATGGCGGGCGCATATTTTA